GGGAATTGCTGCTTGATTACTGCAGGTATGTACGCTCTAACGCTCTCAACGAGTTTCAGACAAACTATTTGCACGAACTGTTAAGCCTCCAAAACCAAAAGGAGGTGGCAAGATACATTGCTGAAAACTCAGACCTTTAACGATGGTGTTGTTAAAATATATGACCTCACAGGTGATGTTCTTGCTCTTAAACGGACGCTCAACTATCACGAGCGGACGGTGGGAATGTCCAGACACTATACTGCCAAACAGGCCCAAGTAAAAATAGCTTATGTCCTGCGCTGCCCCCGGCTCCGGGATGTTTCAGCTCAGGACATAGCCATACCTCTCGACGGCAAGCAATACCGTATTGAACAGATACAATATCCTGAGGACGTTAATCCTCCGGTGATGGATTTGACCCTTGAAGAACTGACCGCTGATTATAGCTTGAGAAGCGGAGGGCAAATAACATGAACCTCAGCATTATCGAAAACGCCCTGTTGACGGTCGGTGTTCCGGTGTCCCATTATACAGCGTCAAAGAAAGATGATAAGTATATCGTCTGGGCCGAGGACGGACAAGCCAACGGCGAATATGCAGACGGTAAGATGCAAGACCAAGTTATTCAAGGCACGATCGATTATTTCACCCGGACGAAAAACGACCCAAATGTTAAGGAAATACAAAAAGCACTTAACGGCGTCTGCTCATGGTGGCTCAATTCGGTGCAATATGAAGATGATACAAAGTATATCCATTACGAGTGGGTGTTTGAGACGGAAACACCGCCAGAGGGTGACTAAATGGCAAAAATGACAATTATAAGCTCAGACGAAATATCCATGCAACTGTCGAAGCTTGAATCTGGCGTTGGAGACATAGCCAAGAAAGCGATTTATGCCGGAGCTAAAGTTGTTGCCGATAAAGTTAAGGGCAACATAGACGCTCTGCCAACTGACAAATTCAGATTTTTGAGAGATGGCGACAAGCTTGATGTTCTTACGGAACTGCAAAAACAAGACCTCAAAGATGGATTCGGCGTTACCTCTATAAAGCAGGACCGGGACGGAGTTTACAACGCAAAGATAGGTTTCGACGGCTACGGCTCAAGACCAACAAAGGCATATCCGAAAGGATTGCCTAACGTACTGCTTGCACGCGCGATAGAAAGCGGCTCAAGTGTCAGAAGAAAGAAACCGTTTTTCCGACCGGCTGTAAACGCAAGCGAAGAACGCGCCATTAAAGAAATGGAACGTGTAGCCAACGAAGAAATTGAAAAAATCACCGGAGGTAAATAACATGAACAATACCAAAGACCTCAAATACTTTGTGTACGCTAAATATATTGGTGGTACATACACGGGCGGCGCAGTTATGGCTAAAGCTATGACCGCCAACGCATCTTACAACTTCGACAGCGCAGAAATATATGCCGACGGTGCTTTACAGGCGACCGACAGGCGGTTTATAGACGGCACCTTAGAGCTGGGCACTTACGGTTTATCGTTCGCCACTCGCGCGGACATGCTGGGACACACAGTTTCATCCCCCAACGACGGCATGACAGCCCATAAGGACGATGAAGCACCTTATTTAGGTGTAGGCTTTTACGGTGATACAGCTGACGGCAAATTTGCTGCTGTATGGTACCCGAAGGTGCAGTTCCGCGACCCCAACGACCAGATGAACACCCGGCAGAAAAACGCACAGTATACCTCGCCCACAATACAGGGTGCCATTATGTATGACGATAACGGCAACTGGATAATAACAGAGGTGTTTACCATTGAAGCCGACGCTATTGCATGGCTCGACACCAAAGCTGGTATATCCTCTACACCATCCGCTGGACTGTCTGCCCTTTCCCTTTCTGGCACAGGCGGCACACTCTCCCCCGCCTTTGGCGCAGCGACCAGGTACTACACTTTCGGCGGCTTGACCGCTACAAGCTTTACAGTGACTGCCACAGCTGCAGGGCATACCATAAAAATGTATGTTGACGGCGTATTTGTGCAGAACCTTACTTCCGGTTCCGCGTCTGCTGCCGTTGCTATGTCTGCAATCGGAACCAAGAAAGTGACCATAGTTGCTTACGAATCCGGTAAGGCATCACAAACCACAGAAATAATCGTTGTAAAGACGGCTTAAAGGGGCGTCACAGCCCCTTTTAAATTAAGGAGGATACTATGAGCGACTTAAGACCAAAGCCGGTTGAAATAACACTGGACGGAAAAACATACGGACTGTTGTTTACGCTTAACGTAATAGACGATATACAGGACAAAACCGGATTACCGATAAATGATGTTATTGACGCACTGCACGACGATTATAAACGGTTCAAAACTCTCAAAACGCTGCTTGCTCTTATGATAAATGAGTATATTGACGAGTACGAACTCAAAGAGACGTACGTTACGGAAAGATATGTCGGCAGAAAGATAGGGGTATACGGTATTGAAGAAGTGGTGTCTAAAATAGCAAGTGCCCTTACTTTAAGCTATCCCGAAGAGGACGGCTCCCCAAACCCTCAGAGCGAGTAGCCGAGAAATTCCCGGTTGCTCGCTGTCTTTATATAGGCGTTACTCTTCTTGGCTTCAAAGAGCGCGAGGTGTGGCGCATGACGCCAAGAAAATTAACAGCATTATATGTTGAACACTTAAAGGAAAATGGACAATACAAAGAAGCTCCCACCATTGAGAGCTTCTTACCATAGAGGTGGCTTATGTCAGGTAAAGCGAAAATAGGAGCGGCCATAGCACTCGATGGCGAAAAAGAGTACAAGCAAGCAATATCCGAAATTAACAAAGCTATGTCTGTACTTGGCTCCGAGATGAAAAAAGTCACGGCTCAGTTTGACGGCAATGCTAACAGCATTGACGGTCTTAATGCTAAACAGGACGTTTTAGAGCGCAAGTTGTTAACCCAAAAGGACAAAGTTGACATACTCAAAAAGGCCCTGCAAGAATCGGCGGAGAAGTACGGCGAGGCAAGCAGTAAAACACAGGACTATCAAATTAAGCTTAACAATGCCGAAGCGGAACTGCTAAAGACCGAAAAGGCCATAAGAGAAACCACAGAGCAGCTTAACAAAATGGGTAATGAAGCCGACCAAGCCGGGGATAAAACCAAGGCCATGAGTAACGACCTCAAAACTGCTACTACCAATACCGAAAAGCTTGACAAAGCTCAGGACGCATTAAGAAAAACGCTTAATGTTGTCAAAATAGCCGCTGCCGCTGTAGCTGCTGCAATAGGGGCTTTAGCTGTAAGCTCTGTAAACGCTGCCGACGAGCTGCAGGAAATGGCAGACAAGTCAGGTATAAGCGCCGAAGAATTACAAGCTTTAAAGTACGCTGGTGACAATCTTGGCGTATCATTGGAAACCATAACAGGCTCCAGAGCTAAACTAACCCGAGCCATGAACGAAGCGCGAGACGGTGAAGGTGAAGCCGCAGAGATATTTAGAAAAATGGGTATCTACGTCGAGGGCACCAACGGTCAGTTAAGAAACGCAACCGACGTTATGTTAGACGTTATCGAGAGGGCTTATGTCTTAGGTAATGAGACCGAACAAGACGCAGCTATGATGACACTGTTCGGACGCTCTGCCCAAGAGCTTAATCCTTTACTCAGGGCCGGTAGTGACGAAATAAAACGCCTTGGCGACGAAGCAAGAAGCACCGGAGCAGTAATGTCCAATGAGACTATTTCGGCCCTGGATAATATGAAAGACAAGCTTAATAATCTGAAAACAACAATAGTTGCCAAGTTTGGCGAGGCCCTTGCAAAATTGGCCCCGCAGATAACAGCACTAATTGAGCGCATAACCCAAAAACTAAGCCAAGTAGACTTTACCCCCATTATAACGGCTGTTATGAAAATAATTGAAAATCTACCCAAGATAATAACTTTAATCGGCACTCTCGGAGCTGCTTTCCTGGCTTTCAAGGGCGTTCAGGTTATCACTTCTCTTGTTGGTGCATTTAGCTCCTTAACGGGGGCTACGGCGGCAGCCTCAGCGGGTATTGCTGCAATGGCAGGGCCTATAGGGCTAATAGCTGCTGCCGTAGCGGGGCTTGGGCTAAGCGTAGGAATATTAGCCGCCAAGAACGAATGGTTTACAGGCAAAAACAAAAAACAGTATGAATATTGGCCTGCCACCCCCAATATGAACACGGATGTTTATGGCCCTTCTCTTCCCGCCCAGCAAAATCAAACTCTTCCCGCCCAGCAAAATCAAGCCAGTCAAAAGGTTTATACACCTGCCAACAGCCCTTATCAAGTCACTGTGCCCCTCTCACTCAACATGGACGGGCGTGAGGTAGCAAGGCAATCGTTCTCGTTTAATTTGGCAGAGGGCAACATAAGAGGGCTACAACTTGTACAGTAAGGAGGATATATGCTTAACGAAACCGTATCAATCAACATACTTGATATATCCGCCGATGTTGCCAAGGGTCAGCACATTACGCAATACTTCCCGGTTGCGGGGCTGAGCGAGAAATACACCCTTGACGGTACATTACATGACGATGTGCTGACATACAAGGCCGAACACACGTTTAAGCTTAACCCAGTAACACCAGCAAGGGCTCAATTGATACTGGCGGCCTACAATAAGGCTGCCGGTGTTTTTTTAACCTGCTACGATGAGCAGACCGGGGGCAACGTCACAATATTTTGCAAGACAAGCCCAGCACGAATAACAAGTAAATTTATCAGGGGCGGCGTTACTGAATATGTACAACTAAGCGACTTGGTGTTTAGACAAAAATGATAAATAAACTTACGTACAATGGCAACACCTACGACGGCCAAATAACAGCCAATGCCGCCCGGCTGATTATGCGGCATGGCATGGTAGGTGAAGAATTGGCCATTGACGAGCTGCAGATACCAATAACATTAGGTACTCCTATAAGAGTGATATGCTCCGACCAAGGCGCAGGAGATTTTATCCTAACCTCAGACGGTTATATCGTCTGTGCTTCGGACGGTGTTGCCCCTGAGTTTGCGCCGAATGCTCCAGGGCAATATTATTTTAACGACACCCTTGTGAGCAAACAGTATATACAAGAGTTAAAACGCACGGGCGTAAATGACTGGCTAATGTACTTCAACTCGGCTATTAAATTATTAGACCAATCAGACCATAAAGGTGGATTATACACAGGACAGACAGCCGGAACCGTATTAGCCGACATCATGGGTGATGTGCCTTATACCGTTGACGATGATGTGGCAGCTGTTCAAGTATACGGCTGGCTCCCGTATGATAAGCGTAGAAATAACCTCCAAAAGCTATTAATGGCGGTAGGTGCGCATATCCGCAACGCATCAGATGGAACCCTTAGAATAACGACTCTTAATCCTACACCCACAGGAACCTTTGACGAAAGCAGAGTATTTGTGGGCGGGTCAGTACTGGATAATGACCCGGCAACGGCAGTTCAAGTAATTGAGCACAATTTTTTGGAATCTGAGGACGAAACCACTCTATATGAAAATAGCACCGTCGGCGAGGAAACTATCACCTTTAACGAGCCTATACATGACCTTACTATCGAGAATGGCACTATTTTAGACAGCGGAGTAAACTACTGCACCTTTTTAGGTGCGGGGGCTGTCAAAATAACAGGCAAAACTTATGTTCACGTTCAACGCATCGTAACGCACGGAACCGGAAGTAATGTAAAGAAAGTATCAGCAAATACATTGATAAGCCCCAATAACGCCCCTGCCGTTGCGGAACGGCTATATAACTTTTTATCAGTAGCCAAAACGATAAAGCAAGAAGTTGTATTCGGCACCGAACGCCCCGGTGATGTAGTTAATGTTTTACACCCTTACACAAGGGAATCTATTAAAGCAACCGTAAAAAGCATGGATATAGAGCTGGGCCAGACAGAGTTAAGAGCCCAAAGCGAATTTTTAGTTGGTTACGAACCGTCTGGAATTATACCAGGATTTGAGCATTACGAGGTCTTAACTGGCGAGGGCGATTGGGTTGTACCTGAGGGCGTAACAGATATAAGACTTATAGAAGCAGACCCCGGACTGAAAGGTGAAAACGGTAAAAACGGTGAAAACGGCTCGGCCTATTCAGGCGGCGCGGGTGGCGAAGCCGGGCAGGGCGGCGCGGGTGGAAAAATTTTTGAAATAAATCTAAAGGTCACACCCGGTGCAACCATACACTATTCGTGTGGAGAGCACACAATATTTGCTGGACTGAGTGCTGAATTAGGACGTGAATACCCGTATGGATATTATGAACCAAAATCGGGGCTGACATTAGGCAAAAAAGGCATCAACGGAGAATTAAACGGCGGCAAAGGTTCTGATGAATCAGGAACAGGCCCGAGTGTTACCAAAGGCGGCATTACATATCATCCGGGCGCAAATGGGGACCCATATACAGATGACGGCGTAACTGCAATCGGTGGTTTTGGTGGCGGCGCCGCTTCTGCTGGTAACGGTACCGATGGCGCAGACGGATGGGTTGAAAGAGTATATATTGTTGGTCAAGGCGAAGTTATAGAGGTGTGGAATGGCAACGGCGGTAAGGGCGGGCAAGGCGCTGCAGGTGCGAACGCTACAGACTACGGTCAAGGTGGTCAAGGCGGTGATGGCGGCGGCGGCGGCGGCCAGTCGTTAGGGCCTTTAGTTGGTTCGTTCGGTGGCAACCCCGGTGTTGGCGGCGCTGGAGGCGAAGGCGGTTTAGGTGGGCCCGGCGTTATTATTATCTATTATTGAGGTGAGATGTGAACGCAACAGTTAACTATACGGCAGCAGAATTGCCGCACGTGCTCAATAAAATAAGCGGTAAAAACCTCCTGCACAATTGGGATTTTCGCAACCCGGTGAATCAACGTGGAATTACAGGTAGCTGGACATCGGGCATAGGGATTGATAGGTGGTATTGTCAGAATATCGTTAACGGAAGTATCACCATTAACAACGGGTATCTTACAGTATCCGCAGTTAACAATGACGGGCTATGTACTGTACTAGAAGAAAATACACTTGAAGTTGGAAAGACATATACGTCATCCTTATTATTGGACGACGGGTCGATTATAAAAAGTACTTTTACTTGCCCTGCCAAAAACGGAACTGTTTCATACGCTAATTATTATAATTCGGTATGG